AAAAATATTGTTGTTACATGGGATATTTTAATGCAAGATTTTAGAGCTGTATCTATGGATGATTGCGAGCTATTGCAGGAATATCCGGCTGATGATGAGTTTTGGAAAGTCTTTAATGAAAAATTTTACGTGATGTCTCCAGAGCAAAAACTACTTTATATGAACGCATGATAAATACAGAGAAATTAGAAAAATCTATATCCCACCTTTTACAAAGAAGTGTTCAATTTAAGGTTGGTGATAAAATTCTCCGGAAGGGTAAGCTTATAATTTTTAAAGTAAAGGATTTTTATATAACCTTCACTATTATAAATGATAAAGGGGAGACCAAATATTATGATTTACCATACCCGTTTTCTGTAAATGTTACAGATACAGGCGCGGAGCTAGATTATACTCTTGATAGTTTATCGAATGGCAATAAAATGTTGCTCTATAGATTAAAAGTTCTTAACCGAGTTAAAAAGAATAAATTATATGACAATATTCTCAGCATATCAGAAGTTGTTTAATTTTAAAATTTAAGCCGAGGGAATAGCATTGGCATATCATACTACTCATTTAGAGTAGCGTCTTAGATGTGTTGGAGATTTAAATACCTCTCCCCCCTTTTAATAAAACTATTGATTTACTAGAATAATATACTACAATATATATTATGTCTCTTATTTCTAAGTTTCCGAGCGGTTTTCAACCTCGCCCGGGTCAAATTAAATTGGTTAATGATATTGAGAAAGCGTTTGAAGATTACGATTTTGTGATATGTAGCGCGCCAACAGGTACAGGCAAATCGTTCCTCGCGAAGACCTTAGCGAATGCTAGCAAGGAACCAGCCCCGGATTTTGTAGATGATGTTGTTACGTATAGAGCATTTTCACAAACTCATGAAGAGGAGTACGATCATCAAGGGGCCTCGGTGTTGACCATAACAAAAGCGCTACAAACTCAATATAAATTCCTATTTGAAGATGCAGAAGAGCTTAAAGGTAAGAACAATTATGTATGTGAGGTAGACCCTAATGTAGATGTTGAAATCGGGCCATGCGTTTATTTACCTAAAATAAAAAAAGATTGTTGGAAAAAAAATATATGCCCATATTACAACCAACGTAATGAATCTTTAGTTAGTAAGTTTTCAGTTTATAACTATAGTATGTTTCTAGCGCTCCCTCATGAGCTTAAAAAGAAAGAGTATTTAATTTGCGATGAGGCGAGTGAGCTTGAGGATCAAATTGTTAAGCATTTTTCTCTTAATTTTACTAGCAAGACTTTAAGATACATGGATGTAGATAGTAAGATGCCGAACATAACAAACTATAATAAATTCTATAGTTGGCTTGTAACGTTGGATTCGGAAATCTCTGATAAGGTTACTGAGCTTCTACAAAAGATTAACTCGAAGGATAAATCTGAAAAAGATGTAACGCGGTATAAAGCAATTACCCGGTTTAATGATAAACTCAAACTTATTATTAACTCATGGGAGGACTGTGAGTATGTACTAGATAAGAGGGATGATTTAGTAACGATTGTACCTCTTCATATATCTTCTCTTACCTCGGAGATTTTTAGATATGGTAAGAAAATATTATTAATGTCGGCAACGATTATTGATCCGAAAAAATTCGCAACGTCGTTAGGAATTGAAAGGTTTAAATATATTGAAACCCCATCTCCATTTGATGCATCAAAATCACCGATATATGTATCAAATAAATATAAGTTAAATTATCAAAATATAAAAACTAATTTACCTAAAGTATGTGATATTATTCAAGAAATTTGCGATCACCATAAGGATGAAAAAGGAGCAATACATACCCATACTAGTTATATCACCTCATTTTTAAAGGAAAACTTACAAGGCGATAGATTTCTGTACCGATTTGAAGATATCAATAATGAAAAACTAATCGAGGATCATATTAAATCAAGAAAAATACCTACAGTTTTAGTAAGCCCCTCTATAACTCACGGTGTAGATTTAAAACATACTCTGGCTAGATTTCAAATAATTGTTAAATTACCATATATGCCTCTAGGAGATAAAAGGATTAAACAATTATTCGATATTGACTCAGACTGGTACACTAATAAAATGATTAGTTCCTTAGTGCAGGCAGCTGGGAGAGGGGTAAGAAGTGTCGATGATTGGTGTGTTACCTATATACTCGACGGAAATACGACTAATATTCTTAAGAGATCGAAAAACAAATTACCTAAATTCTTTCTAGAACGACTACAATAGATAAATAAAGATAGTGGAAAGTCGAGCTTTTAGTTGGGAAGTTAAGGATATCATTACGCAGTTTATTGCGGCGTTTGATGATGTTGTTATAGGTAGATATAATCGCGATAGAGAAGAGCAAGATAAAGTAGAGGTAGGGTATATCTATCAACCAAAGCGACGCGTCATTCATGATCTGCAGAATAGAGCTCAAAATTTAAAGCTCCCCATGGGAGCGATTGTTATAAACAGTATAAGCCGAAACTCAGAAAGAGCGTTCAATAAAGTAGAAGGATTTACATACCCGGGAGTGAGAGATCCATACAAGCCTGGTCCAAACTCTGTTAAAATACCTCCCGTTGTTCCAATAGATATATCTGTTACGCTATCATTGATAGCTTCATATCAAACAGATATGGATCAAATTATAAGTAATTTTGCTGCTTATGCTAATCCATATATAATGATTACATGGAAGGTACCGACTGAGTTTGGGTTGCCTGATATAATGCCTATCAACACAAAAGTGGAATGGGATGGTAATATTGCTCTCGACTATCCGGTTGATGTAACCCACTCAGAGAGATCTGTTATAACAGCAGACGCTAATTTTACAATTCAGGGATGGTTATTTAAAGATTCAAATTTAGACCCTGTAAAGAATATATTTTTTATAGATGCAAACTTTCATAATAATAAAATATTATCAGCTGGAAATTTTATAGGGTATGATGATTATGCGGCATTGTCTGGATATGACTATAATTATAGCGAGGGTGAAATATCTATAACAGACGTTGATGTTGCGAGTGTTTCTGGTTCACCTACACTCACTAATATATTTTACTCTGTATCTGGTAAGGATAGCTTCCCAATATTAAATCAAGGCTATACTATTAACGACCCAGGTACTATAATTGTTTATGGTAAAAGATTTAATGAAACTACAAATGTGCTGCTGAGCAGCTCTGGATCGACTGTTTACGGATCGCTAACATCTTTGACTAGCTTTGATTATTTTCCTGATGCTTCAGGCGCTATCCTACCAGATAGTTCGTATAGAGTAATAACAGATAATGTAATGGAGATATATTTACCTGCGCTAAGCTCAGGAACATTTGATATTTTAGTAACAACACCGGCAGGGTGGGATACATCTTATAGCGCTATGTCTGGTAATTTCACAAAACAATAATAAATATATAGTATAATGGCAAAAGATTTTAAAGGAGCGGGAAAAGACTCTACATTTGGACGTAATTTAATGAATTATGTTGCGCAAAAATTACCATACTCTGGGTTTAGTGCTATTGATGCAGGGCAAGAAAATAATCCTAAATATAAATATTTCGAGAATCAAGGATCGCGCCGCTCCGAAGTTTTAGCTAAACATTCTGTATCTCAATCAAATAGCTTTAATAATGAAGCTGTGGGGGTTATTGACGGTAACAATAGCTTCGGGGACATGATGTATGCTAACGTGCAGAAAGATAAAGGCGCGCGTATACAGGACTACAGAGTGATGGCTGCATTTGCAGAGGTTTCAGACGCTCTGGATGAAATTTGCGATGAGATAATAAATGTTGATGATAAAGGGGATGCATGTAAAATTATCATCGATAATAGATTAGAAGAGGATCTCTCAATGGAGATAAAAAATAACCTTTTAGATGAATTTAAAAAGTATATAGGTTTTTTTGACATTCAAGATAAGGGGTGGTCCTATTTTAGAGATCTATTAATCGAAGGGGAAATATATTTTGAGCATATAATGCATTCAAAATACCCTGATAAGGGAGTTCTTGGGATTGTTAGGGTCCCGACTGAATTAGTAGACCCTATTTATTCAAATATACAAAATTTATTAATTAAAGGCTACTTGTATAGAAAGCCTAAAATTGACCCAGATAAATTAATAAAAGGCGAAGAGGTTGACTTTATACCTCTGGAGCAAAATCAGGTAGTCTATATAGATAGCGGTACATGGAATGAAAATAAAAGTATAAAACTACCGTTTATTGAAAATGCAAGACGGTCGTATAGACAATTATCATTAGTTGAGGACGCTATTTTAATTTATCGTTTAGTTAGAGCTCCTGAAAGACTGGTTTTCAACGTAGATGTGGGTAACATGTCACCTCCGAAGGCAGAGCAATACTTGAGAAAATTAATGTCTCAATATTGGTCCACTAAGACATTTGATTCAAATCAAAACGATATTGTCAATAAATTTAATCCCCAGTCAATGCTCGATGCATTCTGGTTTGCGAAAAGAACTAATTCAGATGGTACTACTGTAAATCAACTTGAAGGGGGTGCAAACTTGGGCGAGTTGGCTGATTTAATGTATTTTGTTAAGAAGCTATACAAGGCTCTCAAAGTGCCTACTAACAGACTTGAAGCAGAATCTACTCTCACAGATCCGGGCACTATGCTTAGAGAAGAGCTTAAATTTGCGAAGTTTATAGTAAGATTACAGCAACATTTCGCCGGTGGTTTAAAAAGAGGATTTATAACTCATCTAAAGATGACGGAATTATGGAAAGATTTAGATATGAAAGAATCCGATATTCATATCGAATTTAATCCTCCATCAAATTTTTACGAGCTTAGAGAGGCTCAAAAGCTTGGAATAAAGGCTGAAAATTACACCAACCTCTCTCAATCCGAAATGATATCTCCAACATATTGTCAAAAGAAATATCTCGGGTGGGAGGATAGAGATATACTTGCAAATAGACAGTATATGCGAGTAGATAAAGAGTTTAACTGGGAGCTAGCCCAAATCGAGGCAATGGGACCTAACTGGAAAGATCAAATAGAAGCCCAGGCAGCCTCCATGGAAGGTGGTGCTGAAATGGGTGGCGATATGGGAGGAGATATGGGTGGTGATCTAGGCGGTGCAGGAGTTCCTCCAGATTTTGGAGGAGGGCCAGCAGCAGTAGATATAGGTGGTGAAGATGTAGGTGAACCGGTAGGGGCAGAAGTTCCAGATACAGACGTAGCTTCGGAAGCACCTATAGAGTAATATTTACCGCGCAGCCATAAATATAAATATGGCATGTAACATAACCCCTGTATCTGCGTTCCAGACAACTAATCTTAATAGTAAGATTAATACATACAGCCGTCTGGCTGATAGGATTGTGAGAGCACTCGGTGCTCCCTTAATTAAAATCGAGCTACATCAAGACCAGCTATTCGAAAATATATCTATAGCTGTTGAAATGTACACTAAATTCGCGGGGTATACAGCTGAATATTTAGCTTTTGATTCAAATCTATATGAAAAAAATGTAGGTCTCCGGTTAGATCATTTGTTTACATTATCTAATCCCGATCTTACTTTAGAGCAGAAAGCAGCTCATCAAATTCAAGCTCCTGAATCCGGCTACTATATAGAGCAGAGAGATACAATGTATGTATCAACATCCTCTATCGATAGTAGTAATTTTTCTTCTTTATCGTCACTTAGCGGTGTATTTACTGATGGTATTTTTACTAATCAGATTTTAGATCAATCAACATATAATACACTACTCACTACATTCTCTAGTAATCAAAGTACAAGCGCAATACCTGTATCTTCTTACTTTATTGAAACTTTTCAAAATGTTAAGACGAGATCCGGTGAAGAGCTAACACAGGATGATACCTTAAAGCAAAATAATATGTTTGATTATGATATATTAGATTATAGAAAAGTTATGGCTGTTAGTGAGTTCGAGGAAGGGTCTACAACTGGAATTAATACATTGTTCACCATTGAGCAGACTTTAGCGCAGCAAACATATTTTTCTTATGCGATGGGCAATTACGGTTTTGATTTAGTCTCTTGGTATACACTTAAAGAATGGTTAGAGATGAGAGAGAAACTCTTAGCTCTAAGACGCTCATATACATTTGACGAGAGGACTCAAATATTGCAAATGTATCCTGAACCAGACGATACTAGATTTTATGGCGTTATTTCCTGCTATGTTGAAAGACCAATAAGAGACGTTATAAAGGAGCAATGGGTATATCAATATGCTTTAGCTCTATGCAAGATAACTCTAGGTCAGGTAAGAGGTAAATATGGCAACCTAACACTATTTGGGGGTCAAACGTTTAATTCTACCGATATACTTACAGAAGGTACTAATGAAAAAGAAAAGTTAGAAAGTAAATTATACGAAGGTGCTTCTCCAGGAATGGGTGACGCGGACCCTCCAATGTTTCTCATAGGGTAGTGTAATGAGAGAAAATGAAGATCGCTGGTAATAGGCATAGCGTAGAGTAAATACAGGATACCTAATGCTATCCAAATTTATAAATAAAAAAGTGCGCCAAATTACCAACAATATAGCTGATAGAGTATATATTGAAACTTTTTTACAAGATGCTTCATTAACTAATAAATTAAAATTGTATGCTATAAATAAATGTAGAACTAAAAATCCTGCAAAAATATCTACTGTGAAAAAGAGAAAAAAACCATCCAGACCATATAAACAGGGAGTATTTAAACCAAAAAATCCTCTCAAATTTGATGGGTCTGCAGCAGTCTATCGATCATCTTACGAGCTAAAATTTTTTAGATGGTGTGATGAAAACGTAAATGTTCTTAAATGGGGTAGCGAGAATGTTGTAATACCATACGTTAATCCTAATACCAATAAATTATCTAAATATTTTGTAGATAGCTTTATTGTTTTAAAGGAAGGCTCAAAACATAATAAATATTTAATCGAAATAAAGCCCTTTAAACAAACTAGACCACCGAATCCGAGTAGGTATAGAAATAAGGATAATTTATTATACGAACAAACTATGTGGAATCAAAATCAAGCTAAGTGGGATGCAGCAAACAAATGGGCTAAAAAACATAGTGCCGAATTTATTATATTAACAGAAAAGGAATTAAACATATAATTTTTATCGTTTTTATAAGATAATTTAATTAATCTGTATAAATATTAATATGGGATTCCGATTAATTACTGATGAGGCAGCGGCTACATTAGACGAGTTCGAATATATATTCGAAGAAAAAGACCGTAATGAACCTAGATCGCTCTATATTCAAGGGCCATATATGCTAGCAGAAGCTGTTAATCGTAATAAGAGGAAATATCCTATCCACGAGATGAGAAAAGAAGTGGATAGATATACAAATGATATGATCAATAAGCAGAGAGCTATGGGAGAGCTTAATCACCCCACCTCTGCGGACGTTGATTTAGAACGCGCATGCCATTTAGTAGAATATTTAAAAGAGGAGAAAGAGGGGGACAGATATGTATTTACTGGTAGATCAAAAGTACTTACTACCCCTTGTGGTAAAATTGTTCACTCATTAGTTAATGATGGAGTGTCTGTTGGAATGTCTTCAAGAGCTTTAGGTCAATTATCAGAGAAGAATTCCTTTAACGAAGTTAGCAACATGAGATTGGTCGCTATTGATTGTGTCGCAGATCCGTCATTTAGTGAAGCATTCGTAAATGGTATATTAGAATCTAAAGAATGGGTATTGAAGGATGATGGTCATTTCGAAGAAAACTACGAAGAGTTTGAAAAATCTTTACATAATCTACCAAAAGGCTGTAAAAAAGATTTTATTACAGAACAAATTATCAATTTTATTAAAAATATTAGGTAGTTTGTATAAATATATATTACAAATGAGCACTCCCGAGCGCAAATATATAAAAAATTTTATAACTGCTCTTCTGCATGAAGAGTACAACACTGCTAATATAAATCTTCAAAAAGCTATAAACGAAAAGCTTAAAGCAAGAATTAATAATGCAAATAACCAGAAACTTTTTAACTAATGAGTGAAGAAACAACACAACAGAAGGGCGATATTGGTAAAGTCTTAAAAGAAGCCACAGACGGTCTTCTTGATGATGATTCTCTTTCCGCAATCGAAGAGGCCTTTAATCGCGAAGTCGAAGAAAGAGCTTCTTTAAGGGAAAGCGCTGCTCTAGAAATGCAAGATCAAGAATATTCTGAAAAGCTTATTCATGTTCTTGAGGCTATTGACAAAGACAAAACAAATAAACTTTATAGAGTTCTTGAAGCAGTAGATAAAAGCAATGCACGCAAGCTTGTTAACGTCACTAAAAAGTATAAAAAAGCTTTAGGACAGGATGCGACCATGTTTAAAGAGTCTATGATCAAGCATATCAGCGACTATTTAGATTTATATCTTGAAGAAACCGTTCCACAAGAAGCGATTAACGAAGCAGTTAAGAATAAAAAGGCAATGTCCGTTCTTTCCGCATTACGTGGTCAGCTTTCAGTTGGATCTTCTCTATTAGATGAATCTGTAAGAACTGCAGTTCTTGACGGTAAGACCCAGATTGATACACTTAATGAATCTCTTAAAGAAAAAGATGATCAGGTAAAGGTTCTTAACGAGCAATTAAGAGCAACTGCAGCTAATCTTTTACTTGAGAAGAAAAGTGCTGGTCTTCCTGCAAAGAAAAAAGAATATTTACAAAAAGTTCTTGCTAACAAGACTCCAGAATTTATTAACGAAAATTTTGATTATACTCTTAAACTCTTTGAGAAGAGGGAGAATGATCAGTTAGATATTCTTCGCGAAGAAGCGATGGATACCCGAGTTGTAAAGGAAGAGCCAAAGCCACGGATTATACGCGAGAAGGTTGAAAAGCCTGCGCAGCAAGTTAATCCTTATATCGAACAGCTTAAAAAATATAACTAATTTTTAACCCTTTAATGTAGAGGCTCGTGAAGCCTGAATTAGTCAAAAAATAGGAAAGAATATACATTATGAAAAATCCGAATATTGATGGAAATACAGCTAAAAGACTTCTTGAGAAGTGGGCACCAGTTTTGGACTACTCCTCTAAGAACATAGCTCCAATTGAAGATGAGCGTACCCGCGTTAATACCGCGATTATGCTTGAGAACCAAGAGGACTGGTGTCAGGACCCTGAAGGTGGTCTCCTTATGGAGAGCTCCTACGGCGGAAATGGTGGTTCTTTTGGATCTGGATCCTCTGTGGGTGGAGTTTACTCCCCTCCTGGAACTGTTACTAGCAACGACGGATATGCGTCCGGAGATGCTCGTCTTCCAAAAATCCTTATTCCGATGATTCGTCGTACTTTCCCTGAATTGATAAGTAATGAGATCGTTGGAGTTCAGCCAATGAGTGGTCCTGTTGGACTTGCTTTCGCTTTGCGTTACAAGTACAACACGGAAGGTCTCGGTACTGGCGGTGTTGACGGTGGGGCTACTGGTCCTGGCGGAACACACAACACGTACCTTGGATCGCCACCTAATGATGAATTAGGTTACCAGCATCTCGATACCCGCTTTACTGGTACTTCTTCCAGTCAGCTCTCTGGCGATGGAGATTATTTTAACTTCGCAGCTCAGGATCAAGGTGTAGCCGAGATCCTTAAGAACTGGGAAATTAATAACAACATCCCTCAGGTTGACATTTCTTTTGAGAAGACCGCTGTTGAGGCAGGTACGAGACGTTTAGGTGCTCGTTGGTCTGTTGAGCTTGAGCAAGACCTTAAGAACATGAATGGTATCGACGTTGATGCTGAAATCACGAACGCTATGGCGTACGAGATCCAGGCAGAAATCGATCGTGAAATGATTGTTCGTATGATCCAGACAGCACTCAACGCCGGATACGGCGCTGGTTTCTCTGTTTGGTCACCTGCATCTGCAGATGGTCGCTGGCTCGTTGAGCGCAACAGAGACTTCTACCAGAGACTTATTATCGAAGCTAACCGTATTGCTGTCCGCAACCGTCGTGGCGCTGCAAACTTTATTGTTTGTACTCCTCGTGTTGCAGCTATTCTCGAAATGCTTCCGGAATTCCAGTGGGTTCCGGTTCAAGGCAACGTGAATACACAGCCTGTCGGTATCGCTAAGGTTGGTAATCTCGGTGGTCGTTTCAACGTTTATCGTGACACTCGTACGGAAGTCCAAAACTCTGGCGTATATGGATCGCAAGGTTACTCTGATGGTAGTCTTGGTGGTTCAACTTATACTCGCACTGATGGTGTTGAGTACGCCCTCCTTGGTTACAAGGGGCCTGAGTTCTACGACACTGGTATTATATACTGCCCGTACATTCCTGTCATGGTACAGCGTACGATTGGTCCTCAGGACTTCGCTCCTCGTGTTGGTCTTCTCACCCGTTACGGCGTGGTTGACAACATCTTTGGTGCGAATCTCTATTACCACATCATTATTGTTCAGGGACTGGGTGCGGCGTTTACGCCGGCTTCACAGTCTGTTTACTTCTAATTTAGAGGTACAGAATCCCTTTAAGAGCCTCGGAGAGAAATCTCCGAGGTTTCTTTATGTAAATATTCTGCCTCTTACTCCCGGTAACATTCCTTTAAGTTCTTCCGCAGTATATTTTTTACTTATCGGGGTATTAGTTAGATCTAAATCACCACCTACTTGTAGATTATCTGGCAGTGATGTTATTTGCGTATTACGTAAATCTAAACTACTGCCTACTTCTAGATTATCTGGTAGTGAGGCTATTGGTGCGCTAGATAAATATAAACCACCACCTACTTTAAGATTATCTGGGAGTGATGTTATTTGCGTATTACGTAAATCTAAAAAACCGCTTACTTTAAGATTATTTGATAGTGATGTTATTGGTGTGTTAGATAGATCTAAATAACCGTTTACTTCTAGATTATCTGGTAATGATGTTATTTGTGTATTAGGTAAATCTAAACTACCACCTACTTGTAGATTATCTGGTAGTGAGGCTATTGGTGTGCTAGATAAATATAAACCGCGACCCACTTTAAGATTATTTGGTAGTGATGTTATTGGTGTATTAGTTAGAATTAAATCACCTCGCGACCCATTATCGATATAATCTTGTATCTTTTTATACGCCAATCTCTCTAAATGAGCTTGCTTATCCTCTCTAGAGTACTTTGGTTTATGATTAGTCAAATCGATAGATTCTCTAAGGATTTGTTTGTATGCTTCAAATATAGGGTCCATTTAATTTTTAGGATTATTTATGTATATATTTTGCCTTCTACTCCTGGGAGCATTCTTTTAAGTTCTTCCGCAGTATATTTTTTACTTATTGGGGTATTACGTAAATATAAATGACCACCTACTTCTAGATTATCTGGTAGGGATGTTATTTGGGTATTACGTAAATATAAACCACCACCTACTTCTAGATTATCTGGTAGGGATGTTATTTTAGTACCACCTAAATTTAAATCACCACCTACTTCTAGATTATCTGGCAGTGATGCTATTTGTGTATTATCTAAATATAAATCACCACCTACTTCTAGATTATCTGGCAGTGATGTTATTTGCGTATTACCTAAATATAAACCACCACCTACTTTAAGATTATCTGGTAGGGATGTTATTTGTGTATTACGTAAATTTAAACCACCACCTACTTCTAGATTATCTGGTAGGGATGTTATTTGCGTATAAGATAAATCTAAATTGCCTTGAGATCCACTATCGATATAATCTTGTACCTTTTTATACGCCAATCTCGCTAAATGAGCTTGTTTATCCTCTTTAGTGTATTTTGGTTTATGATTAGTCAAATCGATAGTCTGTTCACTTAGGATTTGTTTGTATGCTTCGAATATAGGGTCCATATGTTTTATTAAATCATATATTGATTATTTATGTATATATTTTGCCTTCTACCCCTGGGAGCATTCTTTTAAGTTTTTTCGCAGTATATTTTTTACTTATTGGTGTTTTCTCTAAATTTAAATATTCACCTACTTTTAAATTATCTGGTAGGGATGTTATTTGCGTATTATGTAAATCTAAAATACCGTCTACTTTAAGATTATCTGGCAGTGATGTTATTTGCGTATTACCTAAATATAAACCACCACCTACTTCTAGATTATCTGGTAGGGATGTTATTTGCGTATAAGATAAATATAAATCACCACCTACTTCTAGATTATCTGGTAGGGATGTTATTTTAGTACCACCTAAATTTAAATATCCACCTACTTTAAGATTATCTGGTAGGGATGTTATTTGCGTATTATGTAAATCTAAAATACCGTCTACTTTAAGATTATCTGGTAGGGATGTTATTTGTGTATTAGCTAGTTCTAAATTGCCTTGAGATCCACTATCGATATAATCTTGTACCTTTTTATACGCTAATTTATTTAAATGAGCTTGCTTATCCTCTTTAGTGTATTTTGGTTTATGGTTAGTTAAATCGATAGATTCTCTAAGAATTTGTTTGTATACTTCAAATATAGGGTCCATTTAATTTTCATGAAAGATTAATTAATACCAACTATTTTCATCCACGTATCTAACATATCACGACCCATCTGACTATCAGTACCGTCATATGCGTCATATGTATAAAAATTACCTTCACTGTCTTTTCTTGTTATTATCTTTTCCCCGACTTTGTCAATTCTGGATGAATCGTTAATCGGAATTCTTGCCAGCGCAACCACATAATGCTTCTCATCAAACCCACTACGCTTAAGCTGATTTTTTAAACTATCGCTCTTTATCAATGTATAATAGAAATCAACATTATTATTGTAGTAATAATCATCCCAATGTGTTGAAGTACTATACGTAGTACACCATGCAGAATCTTTTTTACCACCTTTGCATTCTCTAAAAGCAAAACCTCCCTGTTCTACAGGGGTAAGGCCTAGCTTTCTAGAAGCTTCATGTGTATAAGGTATAACTATACGTATATCGTCATTGTCAACAATAACGTCAAAATCACCAGACAATTCGCTTTTCGATGCAGTCGTTTCAGTTTTATTAAGCTCATTAACAATATTATACAGATCCTTAAAACTTTTGTAAGATTGAATATTTGACTTTTGATCTTTTATCAATCCTTTACGAACAAAAGCGTCAAATTCTTCTATTGTATTGCGGAGATTATCGATATCTTGTTCTTCTCCTCTGACATATACTCGAGCTAACCACCCAGTATATTTTTTTTGTTCGGTTGGGTCAATACCTACAATAGTATCAAACTCTTGTTTATCTAACTTTCCTTGCTGTAGAAGTTGTTTAGCTTCTCTCCTACTCTCAGTAATAACGTTATAAAATAAATTTAGTATATTAACAGAATCTTCATTAAGAACTTCCATGTTAATATTTAGTCAATTTTATTTTTTTATTAATAAAATTTATAGTATTGATCATACTCTCAGGAGTGCCCATATCTGACCAGAAACCATCATATACCATGTAGCCAACATTATCGAGTTTGGCGTAATATCTATTAATATCAGTAATTTCAAGCTCGCCTCTATCAGAGGGTAGTATATCCTCTACTATATTATATACATCTGGAGTATAATAGTACATTCCAGTTACAGCGTAATTAGAGATATAATTAACCGGTTTTTCAACAATATCTAATATCTTATAAGAAGGAGTATCGAATTCTGCAACTCCGAATCGGTTCCAATCATCTGTATACTTTAGGAATAGACCACATTTAGTTTTATTATTAAACCGGCACCGCGAAATAAATTCTGAAACTTCGCCCGTTCCAATTCGATTACTCATTGGCTCGAAATAATTATCGCCCAATATTGCAACAAAGTCCTCTTGTTTAGTATAATCTTTGCAGAGCTTTAAAGCACTGGCTATTCCTGGAGGTCTATGAGGATCATTCATCTCTTGAATCTTGTATGTAAATTCAAGTCCTCTTGAATAACCATCTCCTAAATAGTCTACAATAATACCACAATGATCTTGTGATGTTATAATTAGAATTTCTGTTATACCTATATCAGTTAGAGTCCGTATAGGATATTCTATCATTGGGAAAGCTCCCTCGCAAGTATAAACAGGTAGTAGATGCTTATTATTGGTGTGAGAGGCCGGTAGCATGCGTGTACCGAAACCTCCAGCTAAAATTATACCTTTCATTTTTGTTTTTATTGATAAATATTATTATGCATTGGTTTACAGCAGATACTCATTTTTTAGACACCGATATGAAGCGTCACAATAGACCTTTTAGATCTCCAGAAGAAGGTTTTGTTAATATAATTAACAATATTAATTCTAGAGTTAAAAAAGATGATATATTATGGCATCTCGGTGATGTGTATTTATCAGATTATCATGATGATGCAAGAAGGTACCTATCTAAGATAAAGTGTAAGAATATGGTTCTTGTAAAAGGTAATCATGACGAAGACGAAAATAGACTCCGAACATTGAAACCTTTTTTTCGGAAAGTTCTAGATGAGTGGGAAGGAAAAATAGAGGGTATAGATATCTATATGAATCATATACCCTCTAAATGCCCTAAAAGTAAATTTTGTCTAACTGGTCATGTACATGATGCGTGGAAAGTAAGAAAAAATCTAATTAACGTCGGCGTCGATGTACACCATTATAAACCAGTTTCGATTGAAGATATTATTATCTACAAAGAAAAAATGAATAATGGAACATTCGATAAAGAGTCATTTATTGACTAGTAATTACTGTTTCGGGGTCTTAGCATGCGGAACCGTAGCAGATGATAAGGTAGGATGAAGCAACGTTACATCTGATGCTCTCTCCGGGTTAATGTCAATACCCCCACGTCGAGCATATAAACATCTTACACACAACTCTTCCGGTTCTAGAACATCCCAAATTCTCTTATAAATTGTTTCGCAAATCTCTTCATGAAAATGACACTCATCTCGGAAAGATACAATGTATTTTAGCATACTGATTGGATCAATAGTCTTGCTACTATGTTTCATATAAATATAAACATCGCCCCAATCTGGTTGAGAGGTAACCCTGCAATTAGATTTAAGTAGAGCACTATGATATCTGATCTCTGAAGCTTCGCTATCGATAACTTCAAGTAGATCTGGAGTTTCATTATATACATCAAATTCAATCTCTGATGTATTATAATCATCTTCTAACGTCGAGTATGAAAGTTTCTGTACTTCTTCATAAGTAGAATTAATTTCATGCTCCCACTCATAGATACCAGGAAACGTACATTTAAGCACCTCATAGTTAAACGCAACTTTGATATTAACTTCAGCTTCGAGTAATTCAGAAAGATCTTTTTTAGCTTTTGATTCAATCGAATTAACGACCTCAATAGGGTCTTTTCCAAGCTTAGTCATATTAAACGAATTAAAATATAACTTAATAGACTTAGACTCTACAATATATTTACTATTACAAGGATATACAATTTTTGCAATACCCGTTACCGGGAGACCATTATCTGTTAAAGCAGATACTTCATATGCATTCCATGTATCGTTACCTACGAAAGGTAAGTTATCATCGTCTAAATCTAGATGCTCTCTATTTGATTTCCGAGGTTCTCTAACAAGGAGACTTGGATCATACAGAGACTTGTACTGAGAGGACTGACCTAGATGTTTACTGATTCGCGAATTATCGAGTTTACTCATATATTAATAATTATAGGCTATATTTTTTTTTATTCCAGTATTAATTATACTATCTTTTAATATTTCCATTCTTTCTTCTACAGACCCTTTCAGCTCAACAATATTTTCACATAAGGGTTTATATTTATCAAATAACTTAATAATATCGTCTCGGAATTCCTTGTTAATACTACGTTCACCATCATCGACAAGAGGTATATCTGGGCATGTATAATAAATTGTATCAATCTTAGGCATTAACTCTCCGAACATTTTTCTCGCATAATCTAGCACCCACTCATCCACTTTTTTGTTATTGAATAGATACTCTGTATACACAACACCGTCAAGAATACATCTATCCATTATAACATGCCCCTCTCTACAGGTTAAATAATTTTCTAAGTGTTGGTTAATAATGCATAGCTGCGTTATATTATTGCCTTCCTCATTAATACTAACACCAAATTTTCTTTTAACTAATCTAGTAACTTCCGGTATAAACTCACACTTGGAAAAAAGATGATTACGTTTGCAATTCTCGAGAAGGGTAGTTTTTCCAGTACTTTGCGCTCCACTAAATGAAATAATCATATTTATATAATAATGTTGTTCCTAATAAAATCTACCCAAAGACCGAGAGAGTTTCTTCTAATGCTATCATTTAAACTATCAAAATCTTTATATAGATCTTTGCCATAGCCATCAGCAAGTGGGAAACGTTTCTCACTAATAATTTCACCCTCATCAATTTCTGGTATTACCTTATGGATTACGCATCCAGCATAATCATACATATGATAATTTTCCCAGACTCTCTCGACAGGATCTTTGCCTTTAAGGTCTTTATATAAACTTATAATACCAGGATGCCCATTATATATAGTATATTGTTCACAAATATCAGCTGGAATTATTTTTAACCAACCGTTAAGGGTTATTAGAGTATCATCATGCCTTTCAATAATACGTTTATATGTACTACTCGTTATATTATCATCAACTGCAATCAACGACTTAGTCTCGCTCTGTCTGTAAAACTCAAGCAAATTTTTATTAATGTTATTAAATTTGTTGTTAGTAACAACAATGTCAGGAAAATAATCAATTTTACGAGAAATATCTAGAATTTCTGACCCTGTTTGGCTAAAGAATGCTACCCACTTCTTTATCATTATTTGTGTCCGTTTAAAATATTATCGAATTGTTCTATATTATAGTAAATATGTTCCTTTTGATCTTCATCAAAATCTTCCTTATCTATAATATTTTCATTATCCGCTAAATGTATTTCATTTAGTAGCCCATTATCTCCGTAATATTTCATTTGTTTAATTCCAGCAATTACTGGATTGCTAGTATCAACCGATCTTATATTATAAATATTATTTGCACCATAATGTTTAAATTCTTTAGCAAGAGAGCATCCTAGAAGATGGTGTGGTTTTTTCCAGTTCCAATAACCGTCAAGAATAAGCTGGTCTATCAGTCTCGCTCTACCTTCAGATCGTCTCTCGTCAGGAGAGTCTCCAAGCCCGGCAACTTCAAAATATTTCATATCAAAAGAGATAGCAATATAATCAGCATATTCAGCCATAAATTTATAACAATCAACAATTTCCTGATAGGTAAATCCCTGAACTGTCCCCATTCTCATTCCAGGTGCATTTTTATATTCATTTACCCAGCTAATAAACCCGTTAATAGTTTCAGCACTATCTTCGAGAACATCTGGAACTATATAATATGTTGGCATTAATTTATCAACCCACTTAATATATTCCTTTGGGTCGAATGCAGTTTTTAGTTCAAAAATACTATTATCTAAAATTACCTCTCTATTATTAGCAAGAGCTCTCGTAAAAAAATCGTAATATTTTTTATAGTTCTCAAAGTGATGAACAAGAGCATAATCATAATCTGTCCTTTTTTGAACGTCGTCCATTAAAGCAATTGGAGCTTCATGCGCTTTTAATATCTTCATATTAATAAGTATATACTTGATTCTTGATAAATCAACATAAATATACTATATGGTTGATTATAAAAATAATAAATCAGACTCGACTGGGGAGATTATAGAAAAAAGTAGTTTTCTATGCTATCCAGAAAAGTTGAAAGA